AATGCTTGCCGACATGCTCGGAGATATTGCAGCAGAAGCTAAACGATATGCTGCAATCGCTGACGAACGCTACCAGGCAGGAATGACATGTGAGCGTGTCTATGAATCGGTGAGAGAGTCAAATAACAGAGGTACAAAATGAATAGAGATAATATTGGTCTAATTTCATTTTTGAGCGACAAACTAAAATGGCATGAGGGAGAACGCATTGCAATTAAGGCTCAACTTTTTGATCTCGGAGTCGCCGAACAGAAACGCCGCGATGAAAATGAGGCGGCGTTATATGGAGACATTCAAAAAGCTATTGATGAGATGATGATGAGGAATCTTCAGAAGTTGAAATCAACTCAGCAAGGTTGAGAAATGAATCGGCAATTAATTTGGCAAATTCTTTTGAATTCTCCGGTGTGATACCAGGAATATCTGTCAGTGGCGTTGAGGAAAGATCGTCTGCTGTTTTATTAAGAAGATCCTTTACCATTGCTTTCTTTTCGTCAGGCAAGAAGCTGATTAAAACTATGACAGCTTGCCTGATGGCGAGTGAATCAGCAAAAGCTTGTTTTGATAAGAAATTATCGCTCACATGTAGTCCTTACTGTTTATTTTATGGCTTTCAGATGGTTATCCGAACAACTTCAGTGTCCCACCACGGATGTTTTTCGGATGTTTACAATAGCCATAACATGAGAGCAGATAAAGCCTGATAAATATACATAATTTAAGCATGGTAGGTTGTCGGTAAGCACTTGAGAAAATTTCAGCATCCAGATGCTATCGACAATCATTTTCATTTCAAAAGGTACTCCCGGGCGTTAGCCATGCCACGGGGCGGCAGCGGCGCGGGATTTGGCGCATTTTCGATTTTTCATGCATCATCATCATGTTGTAACTCATTGTTTTAATATCTTTTATTTTTAAAAGATGATGGTTTGTATGTTTTTTGTTCATCATCTTTGGCTTTTCCGGGGGAGGGCGCGCTAAGAAACAGCCCCAGAGGTAAAAATGGACGGCGAACTGAAGAACCTCAAATGCAATATCAGTCAGCTTGCCGCTATTACGGGGTTACATCGCCAGACGGTTGTCAGTCGTCTCTCGGGCGTTCCCCTGGCACCGGGAAGCAATGAAAAAAATAAGCTGTATCTCCTGACCGATGTGATCCGTGTACTGATGGAAGCGCCCGTTTCTCAGGCTGCTGAACATCAGGATCCGAATAAAATGACTCCAAAAGAGCGTAAGGACTGGTTTGACTCCGAAAAGGGGCGTCTCTGGCTGGAAAAAGAGATGAAGCAGGTCGTCCCGCTGCCGGAAGTCCGTCAACAAATGGCGGCGATCGTCAAGGCCATTACGCAGGTACTTGAAGTCTGGCCGGACAAACTGGAAAGGGATAAGGGATGGTCTGCGGAGCAGCTAAACGAGGCCCAGGATGTGGTGGATGAGGTCAGGATACTGTTAGTTAAGGCAATGCAGGAGACCGCAGACGATGACGGGGAATAAATATGGCTCTGCAGCGGCAGTACGCCGGGAGGTTGCTGAATATCTCAGGCCTCCACGCAGAATGCCGGTAGCGGAAGGAATAAAACAATTTATGTTTGTTCCCCGCGGCGCCAATACGGCGGTTCCCTGGGATGACACGTTAACGCCCTACATGAATGAAGCGATAAATACGCTGTCAAAACGGGAGTATGACGCAGTGATCTTTGCCGGGCCAGCTCGAACAGGTAAAACCCTCGGGCTGATTGACGGGTGGATTGTTTACGGCATTGTCTGCGATCCGGCGGATATGCTGGTGGTCCAGATGACCGAAACCAAAGCCCGCGAGCACTCCAAAACCCGTCTGGCGCGTACTTTTCACCACAGCCCGGAAGTCAGAAAGCGGCTCAGTCCTTCACGAAATGACAACAACGTCCACGACAAAATGTTTCGTGATGGTTCATTCCTGAAAATTGGCTGGCCGTCCATAACCGTTTTTTCTTCGTCGGATTACAAGCGGGTAGCGCTGACCGACTATGACCGTTTTCCTGAAGATATCGATGGCGAGGGGGATGGCTTTTCCCTGGCGTCCAAACGTACCACCACCTTTATGTCAGCGGGGATGACGCTGGCGGAAAGCTCGCCCGGTCGCGAAATCACCGATGTGAAATGGCGGCGTTCTTCGCCGCACGAGGCCCCGCCCACGACAGGCATTCTTTCTCTTTATAACCGGGGCGATCGCCGTCGGTGGTACTGGCCCTGTCCACACTGCGGCGACTGGTTCCAGCCCGCGATGGAAAACATGGTGGGGTATCGGGATAACCCGGACCTGATGGCCGCCAGCGAGGCTGCGCGTATTCAGTGCCCACATTGTCTGGCATTAATTCAGCCGGAACAGAAACGCGGGCTGAATAACCGCGGCGTCTGGCTGAAAGAGGGGCAGTTCATCAATAAAGATGGCGGGATAAGTGGGGAGGCACGGCGCTCACGTATCGCAAGTTTCTGGATGGAGGGACCGGCTGCGGCGTATCAGACGTGGCAGCAACTGGTCTATAAACTGCTGACCGCGGAAGAAGAATATGAGCGCACCGGCAGTGAAGAAACGCTGAAGGCCGTTATTAATACAGACTGGGGACTGCCTTACCTCCCGCGCATATCCCTCGATCAACGTAAAGCCGAAACGCTGATAGCCCGCGCAGAAAAACTTCCCCCGCGGCGGGTGCCCGACGGTGTCCGTTTCCTTGTCGCTACTGTTGACGTTCAGGGCGGTAAAAAGCGCCGTTTCGTCGTGCAGGTGGTCGGTTATGGCAGTCATGGTGAGCGCTGGATTGTGGACCGTTTCAATATCACCCGGTCACTACGCTGTGATGAGAGCGGCGAGGCCCTGCACATAAACCCCGGCGCGTATCCGGAAGACTGGCATTTACTGATTACGGATGTCCTCGAAAGGGCCTGGCCTCTGGTCGGGGATCCTGAGCAGGAAATGAGTGTGTTATGCATGGGGGTGGACTCCGGCGGGGAGGATGGCGTCACGGATAACGCGTATGCGTTCTGGCGCCACTGCCGGCGGGAAGGGCTTGCCGGTCGGGTGTATCTCTTTAAGGGGGACAGTACCGCGCGGTCAAAAATATTCTCCAAAAGCTATCCCAACAATACCGGGCGCAGTGACCGACAGGCCCGCGCCTGCGGCGAAGTTCCGCTCTATCTCCTGCAGACCAATGCACTTAAAGACCGGATCGCCTCCGCCCTCGACCGTAAAGAGCCGGGGGCAAACTACGTGCATATTCCTGACTGGCTGGGCGACTGGTTTTTTGAAGAACTGACCTACGAAGAGCGTGGCATGGATGGCAGGTGGACGAAGCCTGGTAAAGGCGCAAACGAGGCGCTGGATTTACTCTGCTATGCCCATGCCCTGGTAATGATCCGCGGCTATGAACGTATCAACTGGGATAATCCGCCGCCCTGGGCGCGCCTGCCTGAGCCTGCACAATCCAGCCGCAACACATCAGCAGCAGTAGACCCTGAACCTGTGACGGATGAGAGTGAAAATCACGAAATGACAGAACAACACAACCCGGCAGTGCCGTTTGGCGGCGTGTCCGGCGGAGGCTGGTTATGACCCGGGAACAGTTACTGCAACTTCAGCAGGCTTATTTTGACGCGGAACTTGCTGTGCTTCAGGGGAAATCCATCACCCTGAACGGACAGTCAATGACGATGGAAAGCCTCGGGGATATTCGCCGGGGGCGTAAGGAGATAGAGGATCGCCTGCGGCTGATGGACTGCGATCGACAACTCCATTCACTGGCGAGGTTCACATGAATTTTCTGGATAAAGCGATTGGCGCGCTGGCACCGGGATGGGGCGCGTCCCGCCTGCGTTCCAGGATGGCTATCCGGGCGTATGAAGCCATCACACCCACGCGTACCCACAGGGTGAAGCGTGAAAATCGAAGTGGAGACCAGCTTATCCAGCTGGCCGGAAAGTCGCTGCGGGAGCAGGCCCGGTGGTTTGACAACAATCACGACCTGGTGATTGGCGCGCTGGACAAAATGGAAGAGCGCATCATTGGCGCGAAGGGGATCATCGTGGAACCCCAGCCCCTGACGGGGGCCGGTACGCTGAATTCTGTGCTGGCAGAAAAAATCCGCCGGTGCTGGGCGGAATGGTCGGTTTCGCCGGAGGTGACCGGGCAGTACACCCGCCCCGTTCTGGAAAGGCTGATGCTGCGCACCTGGCTGCGTGACGGAGAGGTGTTCACTCAGGTGCTGACCGGAAAAATCAGCGGGCTGTCTCCTGTGGCGGGGGTGCCTTTCTGGCTTGAGGCGCTGGAGCCGGACTATATCCCGCTGGAGAAGACCGACAACAGCAGCAACCTGGTACAGGGGATTTACTTCAACGAGTGGCGGCGTCCGGTGAAATATCTGGTCTGCCAGTCCTGGCCTGGGGCGGGCGCTGCGGCAGTCGCCGTTAAAGAGGTGACTGCGGAAAATATGCTGCATCTGCGCTTTACCCGCCGTCTTAATCAGGCGCGCGGTGCTTCTCTTCTTGCCCCCGTCATCATTCGTCTGATGGACCTGAAAGAGTACGAGGACAGCGAGCGCATCGCGGCGCGGATTGCCGCGTCTCTCGGCATGTTCATCAAAAAGCAGGATGTCGGCACCGACGGCTATGTGGCGCCGGAGAAACGTAAAGAGACACAAATCCAGCCCGGCATGTTGTTTGACGGTCTGAATCCCGGGGAGGATATCGGGATGATCAAATCAGACCGCCCGAATGCGGGTCTGGAATCTTTCCGGATGGGGCAGCTTCGTGCGGTGGCCGCCGGACTGCGCGGCAGCTTCTCTTCCATTGCCAGAAACTATGACGGCACCTACAGCGCTCAGCGTCAGGAGCTGGTGGAGGCGCAGGAGGGGTACAGCATCCTTCAGGACAGCTTTATTGCTGCCTTTACCCGTCCTCTCTACCGGCGCTGGCTGGCTGCTGCGGTGGCTTCCGGTGCCATTGAGGTACCTGCCGGCACGGATATGTCATCGCTGTTTAATGCGGTGTATTCCGGGCCTGTCATGCCGTGGATTGACCCGCTCAAAGAGGCTAACGCCTGGCGGGTGCTGATACGTGGCGGGGCCGCAACAGAAGGTGACTGGGTGAGGGCCAGAGGGGGCGCACCTGCCGACGTGAAACGCCGCCGCAAGGCGGAAACTGATGAAAACCGTAAGCTGGGGCTGGTGTTTGACACCGATCCGGCACATGAAACCGGAGAACGATCCGATGTTAAAGAGGAAAAAAAGGACCCTGAACAGTCCACCCAGGGCGATGGCAGCCGCGCGCGGGAAGAACGAAAGCGGCGCTGAATCCTGGTACACCATCCGCGCGGCGGCGAATAACGCGGCCGATATCAGTATTTACGATGAAATTGGCGGCTGGGGAATTTCGGCGCACTGGTTTGCCGAAGAGCTGGTGGCCCTGGGGAGTATCACGCAGATCAACCTGCATATTCATTCCCCGGGTGGCAGTATTTTCGACGGGCTGGCCATCTACAACCTGCTGAAAAATCACCCGGCAAGAAAAGTGGTGTATGTGGACGGGGTAGCCTGTTCGATGGCGTCGGTCATCGCGATGGTGGGCGACCCCGTCATCATGCCGGAAAACGCGATGATGATGATCCACCGCCCACGCGGTATTGCCGGTGGTGAGTCCTCTGATATCCGCGACTATGCCGATCTGCTCGACAAGATGGAAAGCGTCATCATCCCGATTTACGCCGAAAAAACGGGGAAATCACCGGACGATATTGCCGCGCTGCTCGCCAGTGAGACCTGGATGAGTGGGGCTGAGTGTGTCCGGGAAGGCTTTGCCGACAAAGTTATTCAGCCCGTCCGGGCAATGGCTCAGCTGTATTCAAAACGACTTGAGGAATTTGAACATATGCCACAGAACATCAAAAACATGATTATTGCCCCCCAGGGCAATGCCGGGACACTGACGCAGCCGGAGCCGCAGGCTATCGTGACCCCGCCGCCGGTGGCGGCCACCACGCCGGCGCCCCAGCCCGCCAACACTGCTCCGGGGACGGATGAAATCACCCTGCGCGCCCGTTTTCAGGAAGAGCAGCGACAGCGTATCAGCGGGATCCAGAATGTGTTTGGTATGTTCGGTAACCGCCACGGCGAGCTGATGGCGCAGTGCATTGCGGATGTGGACTGCAATGTGGACGCGGCGAAAGACAAACTGCTGGAGGCACTGGGCAGGGGGGTGACACCCACCAATACGCTGGGCGGGACGCAGAACACACATAATCCGATGCTCTCCCATATCTATGCGGGCAACGGTAACTTTGCCGGGGACGGCATCCGGGCTTCCCTGATGGCACGGGCGGGGTTTGAAAGCAGCCAGGCCGATAACCCGTATAACGCCATGACCATGCGGGAACTGGCGCGTATGTCACTGACCGAACGTGGCGTGGGTGTCTCGACACTCAATCCGATGCAGATGGTCGGGATGGCGTTCACGCACAGCACCTCAGATTTCGGCAATATTCTGCTGGATGTGGCAAACAAGGCCATTCTGCAGGGCTGGGAAGAAGCCCCGGAAACCTACGAACAGTGGACGCGCAAAGGCCAGCTTTCTGACTTTAAAACGGCACACCGTGTGGGCATGGGAGGCTTTAATGCCCTGCGTGAGGTGCGCGAGGGGGCGGAATATAAGTACGTCACCACCGGGGACAAACAGGCCACCATTGCTCTGGCAACCTACGGGGAACTGTTCAGCATCACCCGTCAGGCCATCATTAACGACGATCTGAACATGCTGACCGATGTCCCGATGAAGCTGGGGCGGGCAGCGAAGTCCACCATTGCCGATCTGGTTTATGCCATTCTGACCGCCAACCCGAAAATGTCCACGGACAACGTGAACCTGTTCGACAAGGCGAAACACGCGAACGTACTGGAAGGGGCGCTGATGGATGTGGCATCACTGGATAAAGCCCGCCAGCTGATGCGCACCCAGAAAGAAGGTGAGCGTCACCTGAATATTCGTCCGGCATTCGTGCTGGTGCCGACAGCACTGGAGTCCGTCACTAACCAGGTGATCAGATCCACGAGTGTGAAAGGCGCGGACATTAACGCCGGCATTATTAACCCGGTGAAAGATTTTGCGACCGTCATCGCCGAGCCGCGTCTGGACGATAACAGCCAGTCCACCTTTTATCTGGCTGCCGCCAAAGGCACTGACACGATTGAAGTGGCTTATCTCAATGGTGTGGATACACCGTATATCGATCAGCAGGACGGTTTCAGCGTCGACGGCGTGACCACCAAAGTGCGTATCGATGCCGGGGTGGCGCCGGTCGATCACCGCGGTCTGGTGAAGTGTTCCGCGTAACCACCCAAAATAACCATCCGAGTGGCCCGTCAGGGCTTTTTTTACGCCTGAAATCCGGGCATTCGTGACCGGACCGGAGAAAATCATTATGGCAAAGAATTATGTACAGGCGGGCACCACGCTCGCCATTACGGCCACCGCTGCGGTAAAGAGTGGCGATCTGGTGCAGGCCGGCGATGTGTTCGTCGTCGCTGTCACCGATATTGCGGCAGGCGCCACCGGGGACGGCATCGCCCACGGCGTTTTCCTGGTCCCCAAACTGGCCACCGACGTGATGGCGGCGGGGAAAAAAGTGTATCTGAAAGACGGTAAGGTGCAGCTGGATGCGGCGGGCGGACTGCCACTGGTGGGCGTGACCTGGGCGCCGGCGGCAAAAGGGGATGAGATTGTGCCGGTGCGGCTTAATGGCTAATCCCTTTGATCGCCTGAGCACCAGGATGGACGAGGTGACGGCTGCCCGCTTCGGGCGGCCTGTCCTGATTGACGGGGCGGAGTATGTCGCTGCGGAGGCCACATTTCCGGCTGAACTGGGTGCGCTTTCCGGGGAGGGGACACACCTGATTGTGTTCAGCCCGCAGTACAGGCCCGCCAGAAAGCAGGCCGTGCTCTGGCAGGGGCTGGATTTTACCGTCACCCGCTGGCAGCGCGTCAACGGAAAATACCAGATTTCACTGGAGTGAATCATGTCTCTGAAGGGGCTGGAGAATGCCATTCGTAACCTGAACAGCCTGGACAGCCGTATGGTGCCGCAGGCCAGTGCCTGGGCAGTCAACCGCGTGGCGGCCTCGGCGGTGTCCGCCGCCACGCACCGCGTGGCGAAAGAGGTCGTGGCAGGTGATAACCAGAAGAAAGGGATCCCTTTCCGGCTGGTGAAACAGCGCGTCAGACTCTGGAAAGCGAGTGCGACAGGGAAAAACTATGCCCGTATCCGGGTGAACCGCGGCAACCTGCCCGCCATCAAACTTGGTACTGCCCAGGTCAGGCTGTCCCGGCGCGGCGGAAAGCTCCTGCGCCGTGGCAGCGTGCTGAAAATCGGCGCGTATCTGTTCCGGGATGCCTTTATTCAGCAACTGGCTAACGGGCGCTGGCATGTTATGCGACGCGTGAACGGCAAAAACCGCTACCCGATTGATGTCGTCAAAATCCCGCTGGTCACCCCACTGACGCAGGCGTTTGAAACAGAGAAAAAACGCATGCTGGAGCAGGAGATGCCTAAACAACTGGTATATGCGCTGAAACAACAACTGAGGTTGTATCTCACCCGATGAACAAACATACCCAAATCCGCCAGGCGATTCTGGCAGACCTGGAATCCCTGGCAGGTGAGACCGTCACGCTGTTCGATGGTCTGCCGGCATTTATTGAACCTGAAGACCTGCCAGCGCTGGCCGTCTGGCTGACCGATGCCCAGTATACCGGCGTCATGACCGATGAGGATGACTGGCAGGCAGTGCTCCATGTGGCGGTATTTCTGAAGGCACAGGCGCCGGATGCGGAGCTTGATACGTGGATGGAAGAAAAAATCTTTCCTGCGCTGGAAGAGGTCAATGGTCTGGAGCGCCTTATCGATACGATGACGCCGCTGGGTTATGACTACCAGCGTGACAGCGAAATGGCAACGTGGGGGATGGCAGAAATTACTTACCGGATCACCTATATCAACTGAGGAGGATATGATGGGAACACCAAACCCACTGGTAAAAACGAAAGGCGCCGGAACCACATTCTGGCTGTATACCGGCAGCGGCGATGCGTTTAAAAATCCACTGGCTGACGATGACTGGCTGCGACTGGCAGGTATTAAGGATCTGCAGCCCGGAGAAATGAGCGCAGATGCGGAAGACGATGACTATCTTGATGATGAAAATGCCGACTGGAAAAGCACCACGCAGGGGCAGAAAAGCGTCGGTGACACCACGGCCACGCTGGCCTGGAAACCCGGTGAGACCGGACAGAAAAAACTGGTTGAGCTGTTTGACACCGGCGAAGTTCGCGCCTTCCGTATCAGGTATCCTAACGGGACGGTTGATGTGTTCCGCGGCTGGCTGAGTTCACTGGGTAAAACCGTGACGTCCAAAGAGGTGATGACACGCAGCGTAAAAATCACCGGCGTCGGGCGTCCTTCTCTTGCGGAGGAGGATACACCTGACGTGGTCAGCGTATCCGGCGTGACCGTTGCGCCGGCCAGTGCCACAGTGGCTGCCGGAGCCACCACCACGCTGACATTTACGGTAAAACCTGATAACGCGTCAGATAAAACGCTCCAGGTTGCGACCGCCGATCCGCTGATCGCCACCGTCACGCTGAAGGATAATGTGGCCACGGTTAAAGGCGTGAAGGCGGGCAGCGTGAATATTGTTGGCATCAGCAGCGACGGCAGTCTTGTCGCGGTGGCAGCAGTGACAGTGACGGCGTCATAACCCTCTCTTATCAGTCCGCCCCGGTTCCGGGGCTTCTATGGAAAATCATCATGTTTCTGAATACAGACACCTTTAACTACGGTGGGCATTCCATCGTGCTCAGTGAGCTTTCTGCCCTACAACGTGTGGATTATCTGAAGTTTATTCAGCAGCGGACGGCAGACTACGACGCACAGCCTGAAACCCTGACGGAAGCAGAGCGTCAGACAGAATTTATGCAGATGGGGGTGGATATTAATGCATGGCTGGTATCCCGCTCCCTGTGTGAGAGCAAAAAAGAGGAGGAGGCCCGCGCCCTGTATGAGTCCGTCAGACTGGAATGGTCTTATGAGGCGCTGGGATGTGGCGCTGATATGGTTCTGTCCCTGAGTGGTATGCGTCTTCCGGCATCGCAGGAAGACGACAGCGGGAGTGAAAAGGACACGACCACGCCGGAAAAGTCCTGAACCGGGAGCTGGCGTTTGTGATGCGGCTCGCGCGTGAGTTCCGGCGACCAGACTGGCGGCAGATGCTGGCGGAAATGAGTGCGACAGAGCTGGGTGAGTGGGCGGAGCATTTCGGGAAGAACAGCTTCAGTGACATGTTGCTGGATGCGGAGTTTGCAACGCTGAAATCGCTGATGACCGGACTGGTTACAGGCACGCATCACGATGCAGAAATGTTCAGCCTGATCACTGATCCTGAGTCGTTGCACGAAAAAACGGATGATGAACTGATGATCCTGGGCGAAGGTATTA